AAATCTAAATCGTCACCCAAAGCAGCCATATAACTATAATCTATGTTTAGAAGTTTACATATTACTCAGCATATAGCACTATTTATTAAAGTGCCAAAAACAGAAGTCATTTTAATTCCACTTAATAATCCAAAAGTGATCAAGTCTAACTAATCTTTCGGTTGTTTTCATTGCACAAGATAACTCCGTTACCCAAGTCTAGCAGAAATAGATTGTAATACATCATCAAAATTAGGATATATCTTAGTCAGCGATAATATTATCTGTTACTACAAATCAATAGGTATACTGTTATCAAATTTAGATACATCTATTGGAATAACACAATCTCATAAGAATTCATATCATTAAGTAACGTATTTAAAACGCTAACTTTTAGACATCATACCCACAAAAGGCAACTTATTTTTAGTCACTCCTAACTCATTTTTATTTATCTGTTTAAATAAAGAGTATACAAACACAAAATCTTCAAAGCATTAAAGATCAGTATTAACAAATTATCATACTTTAACTTGCTCATGCTTCTATGTAGCATAAAAATAATAGTTATAATCTCCTAGTCAATTTTAATTTTCAAGTTTATTTCAATAAATCATAGAATCATAAATCATGTTCAGATCCATTGAGAGATAATGCTGTTTCTTAGTATTAGCATTTTTGATACCATTAGCACTACCATCACCCATTAATTCATGTTTAAAGATATCTATTATTTTAGTCTCATCAATCATTGAGTCTCTGAATAGTTATTTGATCATAAGATCAATCTCCTAAGAAACTAGAACCTTAAACTCTCCACCAAATATTTCGGGTTTAGGTCAAATCCATTCTTATAAAGTAACATTGAATTTGTCTTATTTTTAATGTTTACAAAATCCAGACATCATATTAGTATCTAACAGTTTATTAAACAATTCATGAACACTAGTTGTTTTTAAATTCGTTGTAATTACATCAGCAGATCCTATCTATCCAGTAAACATTATTAACTGCACGAATATAGGCGAATAACATTGTTTCAATAAGTATCAAGAATTTATCAAAGAAACCAAACTTCACCATCATAATACTTTGTATTAATCCATCTGAATAGGAATTTCATATATATATTTGTCGTACGCTAATATATTAAACATAATTTCGATAAAAGTCCCGTTTTTGATCTTAGTAGCATTAGACTACATTAACTTCTTAAAAATGAAAAACATAAGTTTCTGCCTAAAATCTCAATCCCCTCTGATATAAATCTAACTCCTTTTAAGAATACGCAAAATCATAGATGTTACTGTATGAACAGTTATATATTATTGTTTCTAAAACATGTTAGATTAAACAAAAGA